ACGGCTGTGGCATCAGCGGCTTTGGCCTTGGGCTATTCTAGACCCAGAATCATTGAACCAGCAAAACCAGTCAAAGTCTGGCAAACTGGTGATTTGGCCTCTACAGATCAGAGGGACGATACCTGCACGTTAGCTTTGACGACTAAGCAGGAAGTTACAATTGATCCTAGGACCACGGGGCTGAATGGAGTCGATGAGATGAGTTTTTCCTATTTAAACTCAATACCGACTTATTTTGCCACGACGAATTGGAATTTGGATGATTCCCAATATCAGCCGTTGATCTCTATAGCAGTAACCCCAATGATGTATAACATCGGATCTAATGTTATCCCGCCCTCTGCTGATGGCTATGTTTTGTCACCCACAGCTTTCACCACCTTGCCATTTGAAATTTGGAGAGGTGAGATGACCTATAGGTTTCAGATCGCAGCTAGTGGGTATCACAAAGGCCGTCTTTTGATCGTTTGGGATCCTGTTACATCAAAGGCGGTTCCAGAGTTGAACACGGTGTATTCGAAAATTGTTGACATAGCTGAGGAGAGAGATTTTTCAGTAACGGTGGGTTGGGGGAATCCATTTCCAGCTTTGAGAGTTCCATCACCCATCGTTGATGTAATAACCTCTGTGCCCTATACTACTAGAGGGTTGCATAGTGACGGTGTGTCTAATGGAATCCTTACAGTTTATGTCTTGAACGACCTCGTTAGTTCTGGTGACAATACCGCGCCTGTTTCGATACTCTGTCATTCTTATTCAGAAAAGATGAGCGCTTGGGGTCCGAATTCAACTCATATTAACACCACTAGTTTTGTGGCTCAGTCTGGTGAGGTGCAGTCTGATGAGAATACACCTACAGTTGCTGATGCACCATATAGTGATGCAAAAATGAACAGAGTTGGAGGACGAGAAGTCGATCATTTAAGCCAAGTGTTGTGTGGTGAAGACATTAAAAGTTTTCGATGTTGTTTGAAGAGGTATAATCAAGTGTCTTCGCTTTTCATTAATTCAACACTTCCTCCCAATTCGATTAGTACTATTAAGTATGGTTTTAGTGGTTACTGGCAAGGCAGAGGAACGGTTGATGGTGGCGGTTGGCCACAGTCTATGTTGTCCTATGTCACTGAGAACTATGCGGGATGGAGAGGATCGACTAGACACAAATTTCTTAGGACGGCTGACGATGGGAAAATAGCCCAACCTCGTGTTGGCAGATATCCAAACGTCGGTTGGTCTCTTAATCCGATAATTGAAAATGATCCTCTTACTTTCGAAAACCTCCAAGATAAAGTTACTGTGGATGATAAATCTTGGTCTGGGGAACAGATGACAAATAGACAATCTGGTGGCGTTCTCGATGTTGAAATACCTTGGTACTCTACAACGAGGTTCGCGTTCCCATTTCAAGATGTGGATTCGAGTACTTTAGGTGGAGAATTTTCGACTTTTGCCATCAATCCTGATAACGCGGGTGCTCAAGAAATCTATTCTTCTTGGGCCCATTATAGTGCCATCGG